ATGCTATTGTTACCTCAAAAGTGTTATCATCAGGTCGTGGTAGGACAACGACATTCAAATTACCGACTCTAGGTTCATAATTTATGATAGTTTCTTCAATTTGATTCGCAATAATGCTAGCAGTACCATAATCGCAAAAATCAAATAGAGTATCTCTGACATCCGAACCCAAAAATGGGTTAAAAAACCTCTCCGTGGGGATAGTTTCTACTAAATTCCGCACCGAACGTGCTATTGCACGCTCATTTACAAGCACGGGGAGGTCTTTTGTAATTGGATGGGGCATAAAGGACAAAGAAATGTCCTTAAATGCCCTTGATACTTTGGTTGAAGCCATGAAAAGGCATGATTTTAGACCGTAAACCTATTTATTAGGTTTTCCATAACTTGGTTCAGTTCCATATTCCCAATCATCATAGTCTTCGTCGTTACGAATCTCTTCATGAAGCACAGTTTGACGTTTTAGGTCATGAACATGGTCCCCAACGACCTCTCTCAACAGGTTATCTTCTTGTTTTTTCATAGGTTTAGTCCAGTAATCGGTGATCAAGCCCCTTGTACCCCACATTGACTCCATATAGTCGGGATCTCTGTCTGGATAAGGTTGTCTTGTCATCTGTTTTCTCCTAAAAAGGGTGAACAGAACTTTTTACGGGGTTGCTATCCCGTTTTTTTGACAATATTTTGATCTTCACCAAGTATTTCAGTCACCATTTCATCACTCCAGTGATCATAATACCCAGATTTTGATAAAATTTTCCTAGACTCTTGTAATTTCTTCTTTTTTTGGCATAAAACAAGGTTGTACTTACCATTATTTGTCTTAATTCCATTAATATGGAAGTCAGTATAGGCACAATCCTCTAAAAATATGTAGTCAGTGTATTTTTTATCGTAAAAATCGCACCAAAATTGAATCGCATCAACACTTAAGTAATCCTCGACAACAAAAATGACGACATCACACCCATTTACAGGCATGATATCGTCAATGTTGGAGTGAATTATCTTATAGGTTGCTGTAGAGGAGAAAGGGCAGACCGAAAAATTGCCTAACTCAGGTCGGATTGTAGAAATATTCTTAATCCAACGTTTAATGTGCTCCTCTACATCATTCATCAACCCTTACCTTGACCCCGATACTTCTTACGTGCCGAGTTACGAGACGTTGCGGCGTATTTAGTATTCTTAGAATTGCCCTGACGGGTACACTTGGGTTTACCAGCCTCGAACTTGATGCCAGAGATGCCGATTTTGCTACGTACTGCCATTGTCCTCAATAGTTTCAAAAGAGATTTCAGAGGGGTCTGGAACACCAGTGTTATAGTAAGACTGTGCCAGACTCTCCATTTCGTCGAAAAATTGCTCCTCAGGTAAATTGCTGAGGAGCACAGAACCCCGACACATGATATTATACAACGTCCGAGGTGCTTTTGTCATCAGATCACACGAGTTTTCTCGTGACCGACACGAATGCGAGGATCGCACACGATCTCATAACCTGCATCAATGGCATCCAGACAGAATGACACGTCCTCACCACACATGTCCTGAACTTCACCACTATTGAATCGTTGCATCTTAGGAGCAAACCAGGGATACTCGATCTTGGGATTCTCAAACACACCGTGCTTGATCAGAACCCAACCGAAACCAGTGTAATCAACGGTGAAGGGTTTACGACGTTTTGACATGGTATCACCAGTTTCATGGTTCATGACACCACCGTTGTTCTTGAAGTCATCTTCTTCAAGCCAGTGAGCAACGGAAGTAGTCGTGCCATCTTCCGTCAGATACCAACCACAGGCAATCTCGGTATCCATCAGAACGAGTTGATAGAACTTTTCGGTATTGAAGACAATATCCGAGTCAATCCAAAGTTGATAATCATACTTCAGTTTCCCATCCCAGGGAATCTGATTGGGTCCACGAAGAACATTTGCTCCAAGGCACTTACACCGAGCAAAGTTCACCATGGAACTATAGTCTTGTGAAATCTGAATCTGAGCACCAGCTCCGACCAAATCAAAACACATTTGAGTGAATGATTTCAGGAATTGATAAGAACATCCACGACCAGGCATACAGAAGACAATAGACTTGCCCCTGATCATTTCTTTTGCCTTTTCGTAGTCCCATTCACCCTGTTGTGCAGCGGGCTTTTCTGGTGCTTTTGCTTTTACTGTGAATCCTTTAGCCATAACCTAGAAAATCTACATCAGTATTCTAACAGATTATATATCTCCTGTCAAATCAAGTTGTAACCAAGATAAGTTCGGTTCGTCCCATATGTACTGTCCATCACCAGGATATTCGATTGGTGCTTTCCATGTACATTTCTCTTCATCTAAGATCCAACTATCAAATGGTTTGGGTGGAATGAATGCATCACGACTTTCATCATAGATTCCACCAATAACGGCATAGTTCATTCTGAATGGTTCTTTACCATGTATATGAGTACCTTCTGTAGTATTCATACTTGTTCTTTTACATGTAATATTATTTTCACGAGAGTATACTTCTTCCCAGTCTACATCTGGATTTTCATCTTTTCCAGAGAAAATATTAATGACAATATTGTTCTCATCTAACTGTGCGTAATGTGCCATAATCTTATAAAGTAAACGTTACTCCAGTGGCAGAACTACCACCCGTAATCTTGTAAATGTTAAATCCACCAGAAGGTATTGTCTCTACGGTTAATGAACCACTGAAGGTGGCAGTATACAGTGAAGGTACTTTCATAATAACAATACCAGAACCACCTGGTCTACCACAACGTTGTCCTCCACCACCAGCACCGACGTTACCAGATCCACCTCCACCACCTCCAGTGTTGGTTTCACCAGCGGTGCCGCAACCATTTACTCCACCATTACCACCTCCTCCAAGTCCACCTTGACCAAAGTAAGATCCACCTCCTCCAGAATAATAAACCTCTTCACCAGTAATGCTAGAAGGTAATCCATTACTACCAGTCGAACGAAGGTTTACCGAATCTTGTCCAGCACCACCTCCACCAGCTCCAGAGTTACCAGAAGGAGGATTGTGATCATTACCATCAAAACCTTGTCCAGCGGTTCCATTACCACCATTAGAAGCAGAACCACCACCCCCAGCAACACCACCGCAACCACCATTGCGTCCAGTACCACCGACGGCAGAACCACCACCCCCACCAATGGATACAATACCACCTAATTGACTATTACCACCATTACCCCCATAGGCACCATTATTACCAGCTGCTCCTCCACCACCTACAGTAATCGTATGAGCAACTCCGACCTCTAACTTTAACCCAGCCTCAGGATCCGAGTTACGACCAGAAATAGACCCAGGAACATTAGTCCTGAATCCACCTCCTCCACCCCCACCTCCAGCAGGGTCATATCCCGAGTTGTTTGATGATCCTCCCCCACCACCAGCAACTACAAGATATTCTACACTTAAAGTGTCCTGTGCAAATACAAGCTTCCACTCCCCAGAATCCTTTAACCAGGCATTCTGTACTTGTTTCCATTCACCAGAATCTTTAATCCAAAAATCAAGGACTTCCTTTACTATACCCTCGTCCTTAATATACGTCTCACTCATACCACATAAAAGATATCACCGTCATTCCCAGATCCACTACTAGGTGTAGATCCTGCAGACACAAATCTCTCACCATATCCATTACTAGTCCTGGCAGCTCCAATACTACCATATATCTCTCCCGTTACCCATAGGTCACCCTCTACTACCTTCGGAGGATTACCCTTGAAAGATCTTAACTCAGCCATCGACTTTCCTCAGAATAAGACAATTGTCCTCTTCATCAATAATCCATTCTAAACTATCACCCTCTTCCCATCCAAGATCTAACATCATCCATTCGGGAATAACCACCATAGGATCCCCTGTAGCAGGATCGACCTCTACGGGCACAATTTCATGTCCAAAATTTTTCTCCATACCTCTGAACCTCACACCGTTTTTATATATGGGAAAAAATTTTTTAAAACACTTGGAATCACGATAGCTCTCTCGATTTGGGTCGTTTATAGATTAGGAGGGACCCAAACATTATAAAACCCCCCATCGCACGGACGGGGGGCATAAGCAAGGGGGCACAATACTGCCAGAACACTGACACAACTGCCGAAGGATTCACTCACTCATTATAACACAGTGCCACCGAGTTGTCAACACTAACCATGTGTTTTTAAGAATACTTTCGTCCATCAACATACTGCCGAACACTGATACTAACTGTCATACACAGTGCCTATCAGCAAGGGCAGCATATTGATCCCCCTGACTATACTCTTCGTCACCCCAGTCGTCATCACTTACCTCACCCAAATCATAAGACTCGACTACACACTCATAATCATCGAAAGTGTACTCGTCTCCCATAAGTGTTCCCTCTGTGTGACACTAAGGTATTATACCATATTTAGAATAAGACTGCCAAATATCGGGGTTTTCTGATATTTTGGACCGTGGGGGTTGACATAACTCTCGTTCCATAGTACACTCACTAAACTCACAAGAACTCCGCACATTTATCAATCTTTCAACTATGTTTTTTTAACCCTTTTTTAACTGTGGAAAATATAAGCAAACCTGTTATTTATTTGTGTTTCTGAAGGGGTCGAAATACATCACATCCCTTACTACAACTGGGTGCGGACTTTCTTATACTTTTCCACAGATGTTGTGGAAAAACTGTTGAAAACTCTCTGTGAAAAGTGTTGAAAAACTGACCAAAATCAATCAGAAATCTCTACTATTTCGTGCCATTGTTCAGGATAAATCACGACCCTACATTGGCATGACTTGTGTATATTCTCTTCCTGAACGGTTTCTGATACACAGAGAGAAATGTAGGCAGGATCGACGAAACAAACCGTCCCCCTTCTTCCTCTGTATTCTACTACTTCACCTTCGAAGAAATTGGGTTCACTCGGCATACAGAATTGCTTCCAATGTGTTTGAGTATTGTATAACTGGTTTTTGCATTGCACTGTACTCGGTCATACTATCATAGTCAGACTTGAGCACCTTTTCTCCTACTTTCTTTGCGTTAATCGGACGATGGATTGTTGATGTTTTTTTGTGGATAAAACCCCAGACCGTTGATGCTAACTCTTGGGGTTTATAGACGTAACGCCTCTCGTGAATGAGCATCACACGATAATACTGAGAATTGAAATCCTCAATAGAATAGTGATAGTTTGGAGGAGGAGAAAAGGGGATGAGATTGTGAGACTTTTCAGTTACCACTTTGAGAGAACATAATAACGTGGGGATGGAATATCTTCGTCCCAGATAATATCATCTGGATCGAGTTTGTTCCACAAATGTGCAGGAACTTCGTCCATCAGACTATCAACGTAATCCCGTTCTTTGATGAGTTCTCCCAACATTAGATTAGACCTCCGAAAGTGATACGATCTCAGCAGAGAGAACGTT